ACTACAACGGTATGGCTTCAAACCTAGCTAACGGTGGCGCTGCTGCTGGTCGTTCATTCGGTGGTGACAAGTCTAACTCTGCATACGAGCGCGCATTTGTTGGTCAGGTAGCAAGCTTCGATACTTACAAGCTTGACTATGCTAACCGTCTAACTGCTGCTGCTGGTGGTGGTTCACTGACTATCGACACACGCGATGCTGCTACTAACTTCTACAACCCTTCTGCTACTAGCACTTCAGTAGGCGGTCAGATCAACGTAGATAACCGTACAGATACAGTAACTGTTTCCTCTACTACTAACGTAGCGGCTGGCGACTGTTTCACTATCGCTGGTGTTGAGTCAGTACATCACATCACTAAGCAGGCTACTGGCCAGCTTAAGACTTTCCGAGTGATGTCTGTAACTAACGGCACTACTATGGTAATTAGTCCTCCAATCATCTCTAACCAGGTTGCTAACGAAGCCGCTGAGCAGTACAAAAACTGTGAAGTAACTTCTAAAGCTGCTACTAAGGCGATTGCTTTCCTTAACACTACCACTGCTGCTGCTAACCCATTCTGGCAGAAAGACTCTATGGAGCTGCTCGCTGGTCGTTATGCAATGCCTGATAACGCTGGTGTTTCTGTTCTTCGTGGCACTACTGACCAGGGTATTGAGCTGGTTATGCAGAAGTTCTACGATATCAACACTATGACTACTAAGTATCGCTGCGATACTCTGTTTGGTGTTGTTAACAAGCAGCCAGAGATGTCTGGTATCATGCTGTTTGGCCAAGCTTAATCGGTCTAGCAGTTTTAAGGGGGGTGGTTCGCCGCCCCTCTTTTTATTAATACTTGGAGCGATACAGAATGGGATGGACTAAGCGTGAATACATCACCCAGGCACTAGAAGAGATTGGCCTGGCTAACTACGTATTCGATTTGACACCAGAACAGCTGCAAAGCGCTTTACGTCGATTAGACACTATGATTGCGCAGTGGAATAGCTATGGCATACGCCTGGGCTATCCGTTGACCAATAACCCATCTGACTCAGATTTGGACACCGTTACAATGGTTCCAGACTTTGCTCACGAAGCTATTATTACGAATCTCGGCATCAAACTTGCTCCGTCATACGGAAAAGTAGTAATGCCAGAAACCAAGACGCAAGCAAGGAGTGGCTACAGAGCACTCTTAGAGCGTTTTGCTAAACCCTCAGAACAACAGCTCCCTGGAACCTTACCGCGAGGTGCAGGTAAGAAGGACACAGATCGGCCATATATCAATCCGCCGTCTGATCCTTTACTAGCTGGAGATGATGGCGAATTAGATTTTAATTAAGGAATTACTTATGCCCACTATTAATCAATTATCTTCAGTCAATGCTGTCGCTGGCTCCGATCAGGTTCCAGTGTATTCTAGCGGCCAGGGTGATGCTCGAAAGGCGTCATTCTCAACTGTTTTACAGTATGTCAAAGATAACTTTGCAGATCCAAACTATGACGTAATAATCAATGCGCCAATTTCTGGCTTTACGCTGCAGCTAACAAACGCAAGCAATAACATACAGGTTATCTTAAATCCAGCAGGTACTTTAGCGACTGGAACAATTGTGCTTCCGGCTGTCGCTGACTGTTTTGATGGCCAGGAGATTATTTTTGTTTCTACTCAGACAATCACTGCCCTGACTGTAAATGGCAATGGTGGAACCACAGTAGGTGTTCCGTCTGGCTTTAGCGCTACGTCTACTTTTACTATCCGGTTCAACAAGCTGCAGAGCACCTGGTACACAATTGTCAACAACCCACAGATTGCTGGCGCTGACATTGTTACTACTACTGCTGCTCAGACTTTGACCAACAAAACATTTAACCTAAGCGACAACACATTTGCTGCAACATCAGCACAGCTTGCTGCCGCTGTTACTAACGAGACAGGCGCAGGTAATCTGGTATTTTCATCAAGCCCGACTTTATCCTCACCTAACTTAGGTACAGTAACAAGCGGAAACGTAGCAGCCTGTATTGGTTACACGCTAACCAATCTAAACGGCCCTACAGCTAACATTAAAAGCTGGCTGGCTTCCCCGACAAGCACAGCGCTGTGGGACGGCATGACGACAAAAACAGGTCTGCGGCAGTCAAGCTTAGTGTTTAGTACCAGCCCATCATTAAGCGGAAAAGTAGAGTTTGAAGGTTCCAGCTACATGGATATGAATGGCGCTACTTCAAGCAGTGGAACCGCTACACTGGATATGAACTCATCTAACCAGTGGAAGATTACTTTGACTGAGAATATCACTACATTTAACGTGAACAACGAAAATGAGGGCCAATCACTGCTTATTAGATTCCTCCAGGATGGTACTGGCAGCAGAACTATTGCATGGCCAGCTGACTTTAAATGGCCTGGCGGTGTTACGCCGGTATTATCTACTGCGGCTAACGCTGCTGATGTACTTCAGGCGACTTTTGTAAATGGTGCTTGGTACGGTAATCTTCTTAAAGGGTTCGCATAATGTTTCCGGGCGGCTCCAAGCTATGGGGCAGCCAGGATCAGGCGGTATTGGCAGGTTACGCAGCATTTTTGCCATCTGACGAGCAAGGCGATGTGTTTTTTACCACAAGATCAGGTTTAAGCACTGTACGAGCTACATTTGAGCTGAGCAATATGCCAACACCGTCTTTGGCAGGGCGTGGTTTTTTCCGCAATGCGCAAAACGGAGTCGAAGATGCTTTTATGTGGTGGCTTGGTGCAGGTGTGCCAAGCGACTACGAAGTTCAGGCCGATGATGTCAATGGCAGAGCTTTAAGTGGTACAGCTACAGGATCTTGGGTAGCTGTTCCTAATCCTGGTGCATTAGCCTGGTATATAGAGCGCACAACTCCCGGATCGTTTAGTTCAGACTTCCGTGTAAGAATAAGGCAAATTGGATCTGTAACAACACTAGCAGAAACTAGAGTTTTTCTGACCGCTAATAAGATGAGCTAAGAATATGCAGATAAACATTGCCCAGGGAATATACACAGCAAGCAGCCCCGACTTGTTAGCAGCCTTGCCTGTAAACATGCGCCTGGTTCCACAGGTTAACGAGGTTAGCGGACAGGGAGGCAATCTAAGACCTATCGACGGTGTTAGACACTTAGGCCCAGGATTTGGTGAGATATCACGCGGTGTCATTAGACCTACCGGGTATGCGCTCGATGGCGTTATACGTGTTGTAGGTAATCGCTTATACAGATATAACGGAGATCAAATTACAGCCCTGCTAGATAGCAGCGGCCAGCCTATTGTTATTGAGCAAGACCTTAACGACCCAGAGAGACCAGCGAGATTAGATTACGGTTTTGACAATATTTCTATTGCGTCTAACAATAAGCTTTACTTGTATAACTACAAGGAAGGCCAGGTAGGCGACACTGGGCAGGTTTTTGTAGAGATAACAGATGTAGATCTAGGCATAGTGAAAGACGCCATATTTATTGACGGCTATTATATGACTACCGATGGTGAGTTCATTGTAGTAAGCGACATAGATGACCCTACAAGCTACAGCCCATTTAAGTATGGCAGCTCTGAAATTGACCCGGATGAGGTGGTTGCTTTACTTAAGATTCGCAACGAAGTCTATGTTGTAAACAAAAACACTATAGAGGTGTTTCAGAACGTAGGCGGCAACGGCTTTCCGTTTAGACGAGTTGAGGGCGCACAGATAATGCGTGGCGCAGTTGGTCGAGATGCCTGCTGCGTGTATATGGACAGTATTGCATTTTTGGGTAACTACAGAAATGAATCACCTGCTATCTACATTGGAATTAACGGTACATCTAAAAAGATTAGCACCCAAACTATTGACAGGATGCTCAAGAATTACACTGCAGAGCAACTTGCAAAAGTACGATTCGAGGTAAAAAAAGGTAACAGCCTTGACGAGCTTTTAGTGCATCTGCCTGACCAAACATTAGTGTTTGACGCAAGTGTAGGGGCATCAGTAGGTGGTGGGTACGTATGGCACATTATGTCATCGTCTGAATCTAGTGTTGGCAAGTACAACTACCGTGATTTTTGGTATGACAGCAATCAGTGGGTGGTTTGCGATCACCTTACAGGCGCTGCCTGCGAGCTTGATGACAGCATTGCTACGCAGAACAATAAGATTATCCCCTGGGAGTTTAGT